GTGCGCGTTGGCTTCCGCTTTGGCTTGGTTCACATCAGCCCAGACCGAGGCGTGCTCTTTCTCGTAGTCAAATTCCTCAGTGCCAATAAGCGGAGGACAATAGTCCTCGCCTTTCCCGTGGTAGCTGCAAAGTCCAGATTGCCGGAGTGCAGCTAGAATACACGTCGGGCAGTTATCCACCAATTCCCGAAGCGCCTTCAATCCATGATCGCTATCTCCTTGATGCGCCTTCAGTAAATCAAGCATCTCGGCTATCGTAGGAACTACGCAAAATTCTTCGCCAGTCACGACCTTATGAAACCGGCAGATCCGCGACGGATTCATGGTGCAGCCCTTTTCATGCTCTCTCATCGCGTGCTTTCCGTGGCCGTTCTTGCCGCAGTAATCGCATTTGTAGCGCCAGCAGCGAAATTCCTTCACGATCTTCTCCTGTCGCATCCCCTACATTATGCAACGGTTTTGAAACTACGGCGCATCAATCCCAGCGTCGAGGAAGTCAAATCTAGTACTGGATTGAGACATGCGACACCAGGCCTTTAGCGATAGCCTTGATGACTTCTTCTGCATTCTCGGCCGTCAGGTTCGTATGGTTGAGAAGGCAAGCCTTCGCCTCATTGTTGATCTTCGCTGCGTGGGCGCGATTTGCAGCCCGCTTGCGCTCTGCTTCTTCCTCCGCTTTGCGCTCACGCTCCGCACGTTCCTGTTCGGCGCGAATTGCCGCCTGCTTCTCCTGCTCTGCCTTTTTCGCCGCCGCCTCCGCATCCCGCTTGGCTTTGGCCTCCGCCTCAATCCTCTGCCGTTCGGCCTGCTCCGCGCGCTCTTGAGCAGCCGCGCGCTCACGCTCGATTGCGGCTTCCCTCTCAGCGGCTTCGCGTTGCGCTTTGGCCTCGCGCTCCTGAGATTCGCGGAGAATCCGCTCCTGCTCCGCTTTGGCCTTGCGTTCGGCTTCTTCAGCTTCACGGCGCGCTTTCTCTTCCGCCTCGGCCTTGGCTTTGGCTGCTGCCGCTTCTTCCCGTTCACGCTGCGCGCGCTCGGCGGCTTCCGCTCTCAGCCGCGCCAGTTCAATCTGCTCGGCGTCATAAGCTTGCCGCTTTTGGATAGCTTCGGTGATCTTATCCGTCGCCGTTCTGACGGCCAGCGATCCACGCGAGCCAAACTCTTCCCAGTCGTAGTTAGCAGGAAATCTTTGGGTAAAATGCAACAGACATGCCCTCATGGCCTCAAGAGGCATAGTTTGCCATTGCTGTAGAGTTTGCGTGCCGGATAGATCAAGGTCAACAATCGCCGCCTCATGCTTAGCGATGCGGTCCTTGTCTCGGTTCTCCCATTCCGTGAGAGGCTGGCGCACTTCCTTTTGGAGGGCTTCAAGTTCATTCCATATGCGGGCACCCTCCAAATCAATGGCCCTGAGTTCCTTCTTGCGGTCAGCGACCAATTCCAGGCGCATCTTGTCTGTAGCCGTCTTGGTGCGGGCGATCTTGTAGGCCAGAGCCGCAAGAGCCTCACGCTTTTCCTTGGTTGAAATATCGAGCTTCGCCGCTTCCGCGCGGGCCTTCTCTTTGATCTCGGCCAGCACTTCATCAGCTTTGCCGGGAGCGAACAGAATCACGCCCGTCATTGTCGGTGGAATCATCATCAAACTCGTATCTGCCATCGTCTTATCCTTCCTTTTCGTGGTTACGGTACATCTGCCAAAGTGTTGTCGAGGAATCCAAAATCCTGCTCGGCGAAGGGCTTGGCTGGGTCGTAGTCCGCCTCCGGAGTTTCCTCTTCTCGCAGATCGACCGGGAACGGGGCAATCGTCTTCGCGTTGTGCTCTGCCAAAAATGCCTCAATCTCGGCATTGAAGGCCACGGCCTGTTCCGTGAAGTAATCGATCACCGATTCGCCCGTCAGCTTGCGATACTCCGCCTTGCCGCCAATCAGGATGGGAATGTCCCATTCAAGTTCATCTCTGCCTGTGCGCTTCAAAAAATAGCACAGGTTCGGGTCAAGGATGCGCCGGTCGAAGCTGAGAAAATCGACGAAGCGGCGCTCCGGGCCAACGCACGCCATCTCCCAAGCGCACTGCGGGATATACTCCTCTGGAACCAAACCATCTTCCCAGTAGAGAATGTGCTTTTCCGTGCTGGGATTCTTGATCTCCAGCACACCATCGGAACCAACAAGTCCGTCCGCCGATGCGCCGGTCCACGGGAAATCTGGATGGACAACGAAACTGACTGGTACCACCATAGTTCGCGTGATACTCTCGTAGAACATCCGGGCAGGCTCTTCTTCCCGCTCCCCGTGCGCCATGTACTCCGAGTACCAATGGTTCGCAAGCTGCCCGGTCAGCCTCTCGCCCAAGCAGGCCCTCCAGTAGAGCTTGCGCTTGGCACCAGGGAACACAGCCTTATCGCCCCGCGCGGCGCTTCCCTTGAAAACGAAGTCGCACACATCGGCCAACTTTGAGCCGGTAATTCGCCCACAGCGCGCGCGAAGCCATGCATCTGAATTTTGAGGACCATTAATCTCAAGCATGGGCCTTCTCCTTAGCCAAGCGACGGTAAACTTTGTTCTTCGCCTCGGCGAAACGCTTCTCCGCTTGAGCATCTCCAGCACTATTCGCCGCATCGCGGGCCGCAAAATAGTTGCGCTGCAATTCTTCCACGCTCGCGCTGCCTTCGATCAACGATTGAAAGTCTGCTGCCGCTCCCTGCTCCATGTACTGCTCTTGATCGTAAGGCGCTTGCTCGATGGCGTCGATCCCCACCGCCACATTGAAAATCTTGAGCAGCAAATACCGCTGCGCTCTCGATTGCCCGGATGCTTCCATATCCGCAGCGTTCATCTTCGGATTTCCGGCCGGAGTGACCGATTGGAAGTATGGCCGACTTTGCCCGGAGCGAGAGAGTGTAGCGCAGATTAAGACCTTGCCCTCTCGAAGCGTCTCTGATTCGCTGTATGAGATGGAGAATCCTTCTGCCGTGAAGATGGGCCGCAGAACCCGGTCCAACTCTGCATAGTCAGCCCAGGCAATGCCATTCTCCCTGGTCCGATTTGGGGCGATGCGCCCAATCTTCTCTTGGCAACGTTTGAGGGCATCGTCGAAGTCAATCTTTGCCTGCCGCTCTTCACGCTTCCACTGAAATTCTTCCATCTGAATTTGCAGTTCTACGCCCGCCTTGGCGACGGCCATTGCGACTTCGGGAGGACAATCCGTGCGCCGGGAAATCTCGGCAAGCAACTCCATGCCCGTTGGGGCTGCGCGTTGTATGGCTGTGTCGGTCATTTCTGCTCCACGAATTCGTATTCGGCGGCGAGGCCGTGAATCCATTTACGGGTTTCGCGCCCCGCTGGTTATGCCAGGCCGTCGGCAATCTTGCTCATCTGCGTGGTGAGAAATTTGTCGAGGTCTTTGTCGTTGGCGTCCACATAGGCGAGAATCTTCGCCCATGCTGCATCTGTGATTTGAATCGCCTGCCGGTGATGGCCGGACTTGCTGAAAGTGCGCTTTGCCTTTGCGGCTGTTTCCGGATCGTTGTAATTCAGCGCCTCTAGAGTCGATTTGAAATCGGCGGCGATTTGTTCGGTGGGCTTTGCCATGCTGCTCCTTTCGATTCAATAGTGACAAATACACCGAGTATGTGTCAAGAGAAAAATGAATCAATAAAATCATCTACTTACAGAGATTCCCACATTTATTTCCACATTTTGCGCTTAGCGAGGCGCGCTAAGGCTATAATCAGCAGCATGGGTGCGACGCTTCTCACGGCTGAAATGGAACAGCAAATCGTTCTCCACGTATCACTAGGGGAGAGGTCTTTGCGGGCGATTTGTCGCGAAATAGGGGTTTCGCATACTACATTTCTTGATCATGTCCGCGATAATCAACAACTTGTCGACCAATACACGCGCGCGAAAGAGATTGGCGACGACCTAGCATTTGATCATCTGCGAGAGCTGCAAACGATGGAGCCTGAGCGTACCAGGTTTGGGGTTGATCCTGGCTGGGTTGCGTGGAAAAGGCAGCAAATAGATACACTTAAATGGGAATTGTCCAAGCGCAATCCCAAGAAGTACGGGGAACGCATGGCGGTAGAGCATTCAGGCGAGATCGACCTGGCTGGCCGGCTGGCTGCGGCGGAAAAGCGGATCAGCTCGAAAGAATAGCTGGTACAATGTACCTATGGTTCGGCACGATGTACCAGTTTGCGAGTGTGATCAATGCGGGCACCGATGGTTGCAAGAGGGCGC